ATCCGGGTCTTCAATATATATGTATCTGATTTTAGTAGTTCAAGATGCAATAATCCATATTCACTGTAATTGCAAGCTCTGCAGTTTCATCAGTAGCCCAATCGAAAGATCCTTGGTTAAAGTTAGTAATAAAAGCACCTTTAATTATCCACTCAGAAACAATGTCTCCTACTGGTCCTAAAAGATTTAAAGTAACATCTTTTTTGTAGAAGTCAGAATAACCAGCACGACCGGTTACAGACTCATAAGATAGACGAGCCCATTCCATGCATTGTTGTGCTCCTGAAGGAGTAATCGGGTCATATAACGTCATTGTCATTTCTCCCCACTCTCTCTTTCCTCTTATTTTTCTATAGGAGTTTATATGATCTAGCTTTATTGCATTGTCAGTAAAGTTAGGAGCAGCAACGTTCTTTACCATGAACGATTCTATTCCATCTATTACCATATAAAATCTGTTCTGTACTTTCGGTTCGAAAGCTCTAAACATTATCTCGTTAGTATCTAATATTGCCATTTTTTTTCTTTATTATAAATATACGTTATTAAAATTATCCTCCAAAAGTTGCACCAGTTGGTTCTAAAGTAAAGTCTAGAACTATAAACTCGGCAGTTTTAGATGGTTGTATAAAGATCTGGCCTATTAATTGATTTCTATCGATTACATCGGCTGTATTATTTGTATCATCCATTACTACTCTAAATGCAAATAAACCTTGTCTTTGAACTACTGAATCCAAGAATGGATTTACTGCAGCTAAGAATTTATTTCTAGTTGTAATAGTGTTCTGATCAAATACTAATGAGTTAGCTTGATCTCCTACGAATTTTTTCAATTCAATTAACAATCTTCTAACATTTACTCTATCTAAAGCTGAAGCTTTTTTCTGTAATGTTTTCTGACCAAATACTGCAATACCTTGTCCAGGGAAAGTAGCGATTGGATTTACATTACTAGAATATAAAGTATCTCTTTCTGATCTTGTTAATTTTCTTTCTGCTTGTAGTACTGTTGGAATACCTCCTCTTACTAATCCAGCAGGTGCAAACCAAGGAGCTGCTGCTCCGTCAGTAAATGCATATACTCCTGGTATTACTGTGGATGCTGGTACATAGACGTTTTTGCCTGTTGCACTACCTACTTGAACCCAAGGCCAGTAAGACGCTCCATAAGAAGAATTTATTTCAGATGCTTCAGAAGTTACTGTAGAAGTAGCTGAAGTTCCGTGAGCTACTAAATCTATAACTGCAATACAGTCTCCTCTAGACTCTGCTAATGAGATTATATTATCTGTTTGTGTAGCTCCGTTTGTTGCAAATGCGTGAATAAGACCTGGTGCTGAAATAATATTAAAGCTATATTCGTCTTTATTATCTAGTATCGAAATAGCATCGTTGTAATCAGCTCCTATTAATCCTTGTATACCTGCTGTACTGTTAGAGATATCTTTGAAGAATGTTGCTGCATCGGTAACGTTAGTTCCAGTAGCACTAGCAAATGCTCCAGATGATGCGATTGGAATAGAAGCAGTATAACTATTTCCTGCTGTATCTGAATTAATAGTAATTCCGTCAGTTCCTAAGTAATCAGAAGTTTGTTTATGAACTGCTGATATTCTAATATAATTAGATCTGTTAGGATATTCTCCGTTTGAAGTTAAATAAGTATTAGTCCCGTCTGATGTTTTTGAAGTAGTAGATGTACCTATTTGTTTTTCGATATAATTATCTTGATTAGGATCTAAACTTAGGTTACTAAACGTTTCTAAAATTATTTTACTTTTGTGATTATCATCTCCTCTACGTACTAATAGAGAAAAAGTACCTTTTGTGGTATCAACATTAGTTACTTCCCATCTTACATTATCGGTTGATCCGCTTTTCAATGATCCGTTTGATAATTCATCAGAAGCTAAATAAACACTCCCGTTTACGTTGTTGTATTGCTTACCTTTTCCTATAGTCTCAATATCAAATATTTTAGTAGCTGCAAAACCTCCTGATCCTGAGATAGGAGTTGCACTTGCTGCTGTCCATCCGGCAGATCCAGAAACAACTCTTGTAACCAATGCTTGAGTACCACCTTGATCGAAATAGTTCTTTACTGCTAGAGAAGTAAAATATTCAACAGTAGTAGACCCTGAAGTGAAAGTTCTTCCGAATTTTCTTGAGTATTCACCGAACGAAGTAACTGTTGTTGGTTGTTCGATTGGCCCGGTAACCGTTGGTCCAATAAAAGCTGCGCCTACTGCTGTTGGAGCAGGGGAAACGAAGGAAATATCGTTCTCTCTTGTCAGGATACCAGGTGAAATTATAGTCTCTGCCATGTTGTGTTATTTAAGTGTTTTTATATAAATATCGTGCTTTATTCTAAACCAATTGTATAAGTAGTGTGGATACCTACTTAAATAAATAGTGCAGAGAGATCTAAAACACTTATAGTTCGGAAGTAATCTCTCCAGTATTCATATCAACGGATACTTTTCCGTATTTAGTAGTAAGTTCTTGAGTAAATTCACTTTCTAAAACGCTAAGTTTTTGTATACCGTTAAATATACTTTCTTTTTGTTTGCTTAGAGTATCAAGCTGTAGTTCTATGCTACCTAAATCACTTAATAACTGTTGACGTTTAGCTATAAAATTTTTAAATTTGTTAAGCTCGTCCGACGTAAGTTTTTTTGAAGTTTTATTTGCCATATATTATAATTTATTTAACCAATCAAAGCTAACTGAGCTACAAATACTCATTCTAGTCCATGTTACATCTGAGCCTGGTATAGTACAATTTTTCTTAACCAGTATATCGTTTGGTACTTTAAATGGTTCTTTAATATGTAACCAGTTACTATAAGAATTAATATAAGAAATATTTTTCTCTTTTAAAACTTTTTCTATATTTTGTTTAGTATATAAAACAGAATCGACATAGTCCTTTATATAATGGTAATTGTTAATAAGAATATAAATCCATTTAGCAGAAAGTCCTGTTATTTCGTGCATATCTCTAAACTGAAGAGCGTTTTCAATATTTTCTTTATTAGATAATAGTACTCCTGCTCTTATACCTGCGCTTCCTAATGCTTTTGAAAAAGTTCTAGTAACGTATAAATTAGGATACTTTTCTATATAGCGTGAAATAGATTTAACTTTTGCAAATTCAATATATGCTTCATCAATTAGAGTAGGAACATTTTTTTCAAGTATTTTTTTGATTAAACTTATATCAAGTTTATGAGCTATTGGAGTATTAGGATTAGATAGTATAACTATACTGTCTTCAGTAATAGTATTCAAAAATTCTTCTTCAGGAAAATTCAAAGTTTTATACTTTACTCCTGTAAAATTAAACCCAAACATATCACTATAAACTTTATACATTGGAAATGATGGAACAGTAGTAATAACGTTGTTATATTTTTGATTAGCTTCAAAAAAATACTTTATACACCTATCACTACCTGAACCTATGATAAGGTTATTGCATTTAAAAAATTTTTTGCACTTTAAATATAGTTTATCTAAATTAGGATAATATCTTATATCAGAATCATTAATACTGGTTTTAAATAATTCAAATAGATCGTTCCAACTTTGGTTTCTTTCTGAAGAATGTAACCTAATTTTATTAAATGGAATATCTTTATTAAATTTTCTTTCTATCATTTAAAATCTGAGTTAAATGTTTAGCCCATAACTTATGACCTAATTCAGTTGGATGATAATCGTCTTTTTCAAAAAGAGTGTTATCATTGATACTTTCTAAATACTCTCTAAAAGTATAAGGTATGAATTTGCTTTTGTAGATACGGCTATATAACTTACCTACCTGACCATAAGTAGCTAGTTGGTAATGACTTTGTTTAGTTTCTTTATTTGCAAATCCTGAAGTTTGGTAAAATGCGTCAAAATAAATTACATCTATGTTAAGATTAGTAAGAATAATATCAGTTAATACTATATTATTACGATGTCTAGGAATATACTCTTCGAAACACCAAAAATAATAAAAATAATTATCATAAAAATCCGAAATTCGACTTCCATCAAAACTACCAAAACTATCTTTAAACCTTTCTTTTTGTTCGGTATTTAATCCTTCAGCAGGAAGTAAAGTTATCCTTTCGTTAAATTCTTTAAATTTTATGTTAAAATCTCTTCGTTCAGGTGAAGACCAACCTATTAAGCAAAGTATATCTTCTGGTTTATACGTATTAAGTATAGTATCTAATTCGTTATCTATTCTTTCAACTACCCTATCATTAGAACTAGCAGGTTCTCCTAAATTTATAGTTTTAATTTTAGTTTCGTTTTCTAGATGCCTTACCCAAGACTTACTAATACAGTACTCTTTATTATTATCATGTAGTAAATGAATATATTCAACTGTTGGGTCTAAAAAATGACCTGAAGTCCAACTATCACCAAAACAAATTATTACTTTTTTCATACTCCTATTTCGTTAAGTATAGGAACTAATTCCTTATAAGAACAATTTTTGCAGTGATTAGTTGGTTCGTTACTATTACATCCTAACTTAATTTCTTGATAACTATCTTGTAGTCTTATATCATCTATAGACTGTTTAAATAAGTTACCAAGCGAAGTAGCTCCTGTATTCATACAGCACATTTTTACATCTCCTTCTACAGTTGTATATAATCCTTCGTTTACCCAAAAACAATCTTTAAACTCCCAAACACTTCTACCTTTAATATTGCTTATCCAATTTTCTTTTAAAAATTTTATTTGGTCTTTAGAGTATCCAAGAGGCATTGATTCATCTTCTGACCAATTTTGAGCTATATTTAGTCTCAACTCTTCTAAATTATATTTATCTACTATACTATCTTTAATCTTCCGTATATCATCTATATTATCAGGGTTTACTACATAATTAACTGTAACTCTACACGAACTTCTATTCATAGATTTAAAATCTTCTAAAAAACTCATTAGTTTAGACCATTTAGCAGGAGCTCTATCTCTTTCATAAGACTTTTTATAGCCATCAATACTAAAATACAGTAAATCTACATATTTCATAGTTTTTTCAAACTTTATACCCATTTTAGTATTAGGTTTTACTGGGTATTGACAATTAGTAGCTACTATAAGAAAAGCATTAGGAAAATATTCTTTAAATATTTTACATATTTCATCGAATTGAGGATGTAATAATGGTTCGCCCATTCCCATTAATTTAGCTTCGTTAATAGGGTGATGTTTAATAGAATCTAATAATGAACGCCATTTACTTATCGGCATATGTTGAAGATGACCTATGACTTCTTCTCTATTACAAAAACTGCACTGTAAATTGCAGTAGTTTGTTGTCTCTAAATATGCGTATGTTATAGGTTTATTTACCACTTAAGTACTGTTTTAAATATTCAGGAGTACCTAGCTGATATACCTTATCTACCATATATGTTACGATTTTTTTACCGTTCTTTATAGCATAATTAAAAACAGGTGCTACATAAAACTCATTTTTAGAGCGGTCATTATTATAAATCATTTGCTCTGCATACTTTACAAAATCTTTTCCTCTGTTCCAGTAATAATAACCTGCAGTTGCACAATTTGAAATTTCAACTTTTTCTGCAACTTCTATTACATAGCCGTCATCATCTAATTTTGCATAACTCCATTCAGGACCAGTACCTTCGAAACATAATATTCCTCCATCATGTAAACTCAATTGAGAAAAAGCAATATTTGGAGCATACTCGATAAGTTGATCAGAGTTAAAAATTAATAACGGATGGGTATTATCTATATATTCTTTAGCAACTAGTACTGATTGAGCTGCTCCTTCAGTCATTTTATCTAATACAACATATTTAAAGTTAGCTTTTTTAAATAAAGAATCTAATTTGTTTTTAATGTCATAATTAATATAATCTTCTTTTAGACACACTATAACAAAGTTAAATTTATTATTAAATTCAATATTTAAATTTTTAATAACTTTAGCTACCATAGGTAGCCCATCTACATCTATAAAAGGTTTTGAATTTTTATAACCTGCTTTCCTAAATCTAGAACCTTGTCCTGCCATAGGCAAAACTATATTCATAAACTGATTCATTTAAAAAAATCTTTATCGTTGATAGCCTTATCATCTATAAATATATCAGCATCATGAGATTTAAAACCTAATGCATGATATTTACAACCAAATGCTTTTAATTGCTTTTCGGTAATAGGTCTATAATATTTTTCTCCTTTTCCACTTTTTAATCCTCTAGCTGTCCAATAAACTATATGATGCCCTTCTTCGTAAAGTTTATTAATATATTTTATTCGTTCCGGAATTGGTATTCTTTTCTCTACAGGTCCTTCTTCTGAACATATAGTACCGTCAATGTCAATTACGTATCTCATATTCTTTGAGAATTAATTTAGCTACTTGTAGATTAGATTCACTGTTTGGATGTGCTGAAAAGTCTGGATCAGAATGGTGTAGGTTTTTAGTCTCTACTATATCACTCCAGTTATTATAATTTTGTATTTTAATATAACTTTGGCTTTTAAAAGATTCTGATGCGCCGTCTAGACTATTAAAAGTAATTAATATATTGTTGTTAGCCTTACAGTAATGTTCAAAAAGTATGATTTCTCTTTCAATTTTCTCTCTTTCAATTTTTTCGTTTTTAAAAGCAGCTAAATAAAATATTATAAATTTTTTTAAGAAAGTACTATCCCATCCTTTATTATCTATTAATTCAATTTCATTATCTACGTATTTAGATTTAATATTAGTCAAAACCTCATTTAACATACTTTTAAAATTATTACTCCAAAAATTTATATGATAAAATTTTTCTTTAATTTCATCATAAAGTTCCATTCTTGCCCAATGAGTTATGCCTAAAACTACTAAGCTGTTAGTAATTTTATTATTACTTAAATATTCATATGTAGTTCTAAACATTCTTTCATTACCACTACCATGTAAAGCTAAATTTATAGGTGCTTTTCCTGATAAGTTTTTTAAATGATAACCAAGAGTAGTGGAAGTCTGTTCAACATGTCCGGCTATAAAGCTACAGCCATTAAGAATTATATTTTCCATTACTTTTAATTTTTATACCGCTGCCAATGTCAAACTTACCTTCAAATGATTTAAGTAAATTATAATTATAGATTAAGGTACTTTTCATATCAAGATACATCTCTAACATTTCTTGTTTAGATAATTTGTTAATTTTCTTTACAACTTTTAAAACTTCTAATAGTCTAAAACTATCATCTTCTATAAAATCATACTTTTCAGACCACCATTTATCAAATGTTTTAAATCCTAATTCCTTAAGTGTACCCAGAGCATGCAAAGGTCCATATTGTATAATTGGTTGCATATTATACATTGGGTTGTAAGTTGAGCAATGAAGATGCATTTCGTTTTGATTTCTAGGAAATGGTGTAGAAACTATGCTAATAAAAGTATCTAAATACGTACTTATTTCGTAAGGTTTATTAGGATCGAAAAAATTATTCCCTAAGCCTATCATTCCTGTATTTTTTAAATCTTTTTTAGAAGTACCTAGGGGTAGTAAATTTTTAAATTTTTTTCTTGTATTACTATTTAAGCAAGAAAAATGATCAAAAGCCTTATCATTATTATCCCAAAGATATTCAGTACAGCTTAATTTAGTATTTTTTAAAATATCATTTTCCATCAAATATATACTTGCAGCTATTCGTTCATTTCTAGGTGTACGGTTAATTTTTAAAAAATGTTTACATTTATCAATATTTTTAGATTTATATTTAAATAAAGTATCAAATTTTACTTCTTCATAAAGAAGACCATCACTTATTAATTTCGGTATATTTAAAATATCATATGGTATAAAGATTGCTTTTATTTTTTCTTCGAATAAATCTTGACTTTTAAACCATTCATCGTAGGAAAAAGTTAAATTAAAATCATTATTAGTAAAAATTATATTTCTAGGGGGTAAAC